TTGCAGATTCGAAGATCGGATGGGCGAAATCGTTTAGGGAGTTGGTATCACTGCTGTACACAGGTCAAGTTCCCCGATGGGACGTTAGCAGAGTACGACCTTCAGGTTCCCCGCTCAAAACTTTCGGAGGTCGTGCAAGTGGCCCTGAACCTCTCGTCGAGTTGTTCCGATTCACGGTGGACCTGTTTCGGGAAGCTGCTGGACGAAAACTTAGCTCCATTGAATGTCACGATCTTTGCTGCAAGATTGCTCAAATCGTTGTCGTCGGAGGAGTCCGAAGATCAGCCCTGATTAGCTTGAGTAACCTGACGGACGACAGAATCCGTCGATGTAAGCACGGTCAGTGGTGGGTCGATGAACCCCAGAGAGGACTGGCGAATAACTCAGCCTGTTACACAGAGAAGCCTGATTTTGAGGCTTTCTTAAACGAATGGACAAGTTTGTATGAATCACGCTCTGGTGAACGAGGTGTCTTTAGTCGAGTGGCAAGTCAAAAACAAGCTGCAAAGAACGGCAGACGAGACGCTACCTTTGATTTTGGAACTAATCCGTGTTCAGAAATCATCCTCAGACCCTATCAATTCTGCAACCTCTCTGAAGTTGTTGTCAGGCCAGAAGATACACTCGCAAGCCTCAAACGAAAGGTACGTGTTGCGACTATCCTTGGAACTCTACAAGCAACGCTGACAGACTTCAGGTATCTGCGTAACATCTGGAAGACTAATACAGAAGAAGAGGCGCTACTGGGAGTAAGCCTCACAGGGATCATGGATCACCCGTTACTCTGTGGGAGGGAAGACAGTGCAAAACTTAAGAAGTGGCTTACGGAGATGCGTAATGAAGCTATCGTCACGAATGAGGCGTGGGCTAAGAAACTTGGTATTAATCCGTCTACCGCAATTACTGCAGTTAAGCCTTCAGGCACTGTTAGTCAGTTGGTTGATAGTGCTAGTGGGATACATCCTCGTTATTCTAATCAATATATTAGACGAGTACGTGCAGACAGTCGTGACCCTCTCTGTGGTGTCCTAGAGGCCGCTGGTGTGCCTGTGGAGGACGATCTAATGTCCCCCAGTACCAAGGTATTCAGCTTCCCTATCGCGTCTCCTGAGGGCGCTGTGACAGCCTCAGACATGGGTGCTATGGAGCAGCTAGAACTATGGGAGATATATCAGGACTACTGGTGTGAGCACAAGCCATCTATGACTTGCTACTACCGTGACGAGGAGTTTCTGGAGGTAGGACAGTGGTTGTACAACAAGTTTGACAAGGTGTCAGGGATTAGCTTCCTGCCCTACTCAGACCACACGTACCAACAGGCTCCTTACGAACCTGTGGACAAGAAGACGTACAACCAGTTAGCTAAGGATTTCCCAAAGGATATATCTTGGGATATAGAGGAGGCCAGCGACATGACCGAAGGATCACAACAACTGGCCTGCACAGGGAACAACTGTGAGTTATGACAAAAAGAAGATAGAGTAACCTCTGTCGTTACTGCCTACGTCCTCTGGTTTCTTTTTGGGATCATGGGACGTAGGTAATCCTTCTTTCTGCATTTTCTTAATACGGTCCTTAGACCGCTGACACATACTGTGGTAATCAATGGATGTGTACTCTACTGTGTGCTTATCGCTGTTCTTCACGGTTTCCTCCTGATGTAAGCATCCCGACACCGCCTAGTACTTCAGCAGCGCCCCTGTTTCTCTGTTTCTCTATTAACACTCCTCTTTCGCTTGGTCTAGCGTCTACAAACGCTTGAAGATCCTCACGCCGCACAGCACCCTCTCCAGTTGTTACGTTGCTAATTTGTGGGCCTTCTTTTCCAAGCTGCTTTCTTAAATTAAATATGTTAGCTTGCATAGGAGGAGTAACAGCAACTAACCTGTGTGGTAAGACCTTTTCAAACTGAGAAATTAAACTTGCACCTTCTTCTCTGCCAGTGACGCGCCTAACTCCCTCGTCAATTTTCGCTGGTATAGTTTCTAAAAAATTATGCTCGTCTGACATTACGGCAAATATATTACCGTTGGGCTGTACCTTAACTATATAATTAATACCACCTTCAGTGTATGCCCTGCCTGATTTTGAGTTAGTTATCCATATTCCGTTCTCTTGAGCACCTTCTAATGTATTACTTCCGTCTTTCAGTGTCCACTTGCTTTTTCCGTTTCTTTCACCTTTAGGTAAGGCATTAAACTTTGCGTTTTTATCAGATGCTTTTTTTAGCTCTTTCCAGAGTTGTTCTACGGAAGGTTTTCCATCATATTTTGTAAAGGCCTTATATAAATCACCTACGTATCCCCCCGCCTGTATAATATCATTGTAGTGGTCCCCTGTCTGAGTACCGATTCCGGGGGCTTTAATAAGAAGTATAGTACCCTCGTCGTCCTTAAATTTTACTCTATTTCCTTTAGGATCTGGTGTTCGCCACACGGTCCCAAAATGATTTTCAATGTATGCCAAATCATCAGAACTCATGTTTGACTTACGTCCACCACTTGTGGGATATAATTTACCTTCTTTAATGGCGCTGGCATAAGACCCATCTGTGTAAGCAAAGTAGTCGGTCACGCCTGACTTTTTCATTATTGTTTGAACTTCTTGAGCTACAGGGCCTTCCCTTCCCGCCTGTCGTCCAATGTGAGACGTATATTGAACCTGCGCTGTTGCTTTGTGTATTGCGTTATCAGCCAAAGCTCTAGATACGTGTCTTTGTGATCCGGGCGTTATTCCCATTTCTTTGTATGTGGCTCTAGCCTGTGGATCTAAAAGATATTCTATACCCTCAGTAACAGACCTTCTGCCCCAGTTGTACATCCCTAATACTTTTTGTCGTGTCGCCCTGACCTTTTCAGGATCAACTCTTGACACAGCAGAAATTACTTTATCTGTTCCTGTTCCTATTGCTGATCTAATTGGCTTATCAGGGTCAGGAGCAGTAGGGCCGTAATAATTGTCAATGTAATTAGGCATTGACGCTGTTACGCCGCCTCTACCAGCCGTAGGCCCAAAATACTCTACAGCATCTTGAGCGGCCTGACGAACCCTGTTTACTCCTTTTGTCACAAGTCCCGCACCTAATACGTTTGACGGAGCAAAAGTCATGTCAAAACCGGCATTGACCAACTCTTTTGGTATACGCTGATTTGGCATTGGCTCTTGAGGATTACTCATGTTTATGCCAAGAACGCTTGCCCTAGGAATAACAACGTCCTCTGAGGTAAACTCTTCTGGACTATCGCCCAAAGCAGAACGCACAGGACGCATCTCTGCTTCCGAAACAGTGTCCATGACTTCGCCTAGCGCTTTAAACCCAGCCTGATACGCCTGAGACTCAGCCTCAAACGATCTAGCATAGTTATCGGAAAAACGCTCTAGCCACTTCATTCGGTTTCTTCCTGCTCTAGCTCATACTCGACTTGTTTGAAAGCTGCGTTGAGATAGGCGTAAATCTCTTTACTGTCTCGCTGAAGGATACTTCGTTTAACTGGGTCTTTTGTAGACTTGATTGCTTTGTTTATTTCATCAAACATATCACGCTTTACGTAAGCAATTTTAGCTCTTAATTTTGCTGGCTTTGGACGCCTAAGTTGATTTTTAATATAAGCGATAGGGCCAACAATAGCAGTGCCGCCTAGAACCCAGATGGCGTTATGTATTTTAGACAGGGCGCTACTACCAGAGTACTCAGTTAGGCCTAGTTCCGCAATAAACCTACCAAATCTAGTTTTTGCTTCTGTTGCTGCTTTAGCGTTTAGAGAACCCAACGTTGGTATAATCTTAGACATTTTAGTAACGATAGTTTCCGCATCAGGTACTACATCATATACAGTCTGGTTTAGCGCTCTGCGTACAGCCATAGCTGCTAAGTTTTGGGCAGTAAGGGAGTCTCCAGATAAATCGTAGCCCATTCGTGCTACCCTTTCGTCAAACATAGAACGTGACACACGAAACCCCTGAAGTGTTCCTCCTTGCTCATCAATTATTTGAAGAGCCTCTTTGTACAAACGAGCTACCATTTGCCTTGACTGTTTTGAACCCATAAGGCTAGGATTCGACGCTACCAGAGCGTCAAATTGAGCTTTAAGGTTAACGCGTAGATTGTCGTCTAATTCTGCCCAATTAGTTTTCTTTTCGTTCTTTGCCAACATCTTCATCAGGCTTTCTTCTAGTTTATCGTAATATGCCTGAAAAGCGTTGTAATTTGCTTGCAAAGTTTTATTCCCAGAAACTCCAGCAGATTTAGCAATGTCTATAATCTCAAGCTGATCTGCAGATGCCAGCTGTTCCTGAGAGCCTAGAACTGGACTAGGGTCTTCTGTTAGTTTTACCTGTTCAGGCGTTTTCTTTTTTTCTTCAAATAGAATCTTGTATACGTCTGCGTCACCACCAGCTAGAGGTTTAACTTCATTACGCATACCTACACGCTCTAGTTTCATAAACTTAGTTGGCTGTTTTTGTAGCGTACCAGTCCCCTTAGTAAAACCTAAGTCCATTATAGCAACGAGATTAGCCGCCTCGTTAGGGTAATTTTTTTCAAACTCCTTCCACGCCTCCATTCCTTCACCAGCAGCAGCCCAAGCCATCTGACCGCCCTTGGTTTGCATAAGCGCATGAAACTTTTCTGCAGCACCTTCCTTAAGACCTTCAGGAAGCATACCAACGGTTTTACCAACACCAAACATAACCATTTCTGATCCAGAGTCAAAGACCATCCTAAGAGGAGTGGTGACAGTCTGAAGTAGTACCGAAGGTAAGTTAGTAGATTGTCGGTACTGCTCCTTTAGTACTTCAGGGTCAGCCAGCGCAGCTTGTATTCCTTGAGGAGATCCTGCCTGCATAGCGTTAGCTGCTCTTTCAAAAGTCTGCGCTTGTCTTTGTATTGCTCGCTGGTAAGGTTCAGAGAAGAATCTGTTCCACAGAGAATCATCCTCTGTTTCTACTTCAGAGTTATACAGGTCTACTGCGTCAGACTCAAATGCTCTTTCAAACGCTGACTCAGTGTCTACAGCTTGCTCTTTCTTTTGTTCTTCAGAAACCATAGGTTTGCCTTGCGGCTGTTCACTAAAGGCTCTGTCAAAAGCATCTAGAGAGCTTTCTGATACCATGCTTATCCCCTTATCTTAACAAAACTTCCGTTTTGAAGTTCGTATACAGTCCCGTTTTTTCCGTCAGGAGCAAAAAACACTTTACCTGTTACTTTGTCTTTATGATAACCGGACGCTTTATAGTCAACACTTTCCCAATCAATAGCATCTTCTGGAGCAACACCAGAAGCCAGCTTTTGAATAACTTTGAGGTGTCGATCAATATTTTGAAGAGCTTCTACTTGAGATTCAGCAGACATACCAACGTCTAGAGAATCCACAGTTGACTGTAAAGACATAAATTCAATGTTAGATACCTGCCCCAAGCCAGTACCAGATGCTCCAGACTCTGCAGCGAGCTTCTTCATCTCATTAATCTGCTCAAGTCCTAAGTTTGACTTAATGTTCATAATATCTCTATCACGATCATAGGCGTCAGAACCGGCCCACACCGTAGCTAACGTCTTTCCTACTACACCTGCTTCCCAAAATTCATCAACATCTACCAGTTTAGCAATTTCTCTTTGCATATACACAGACTTTTGAATTGTGTTTATAGCTGCTGATTGATTGCCTACTTTTTCGGGTGGCGGTATAGTCTGCAAAACTTGACCGTCAGCAAGAACCATGATTGATCCGTCATTACGCTCCATGTACTTGAAAGTTGTTTTAGGAGATTCCTGCGGCTTAAACGGTGCTCTGTAGACTTCTTCGACACCACCCGCAGGAGTCTGCCGAACTACTGCGCTACCTGCGGGAACCGTGGTCAGCTTGTCTCCAGCGCCTTTACTCATATCAGCACCGGCTTTATACGCTTGCATAATATCTGCTTGTGTACCGCCCTGATTCAGAACAGACTGCACACCTTCCTTCAACTGCTCTAGAGGAACACCACGAGAAGCAGCTTGGGTAATAGCCATAAGACCGCCTTGAGTGCCTCGTTGCTGTCCTGCAGCCTCCTTAGCAACAGCAGCTTTAGCCGCATCAAAGAACAACTTAGCAAACTCGTCGTTACCATCAATAGAGTACTTCTGCCCTAGCGCGTTAAGCTGAGAAGGATTATTGGCGTACTGCTGAAGCAGCTTTTTAGCTTCTTCTGCTGCCGTTGCTTCTTTTCGTCTCTGCTGGCTTGCGGCAAGCATACCGCCTAATCCAGAACCAATAGAAGAAATAGGCTGACCAATACTTTGCCCTATATTTTGCCCTGCTTGGGCTAACATACCACCTACACTGTCACTATAAGCCATTATTTTATCTCCTAACCAAACACCTTGTCCCACCACCACGGTGTTCCTGACTTATCTCCTGAAGTCAACAGGCCACCAATGCCTGACAAAAGATTTCCGTATATTCCACCGTACAGCTGTGCTCTGCCCGTTTGCTGTCCAAGCGCCGCTTGTATATTAGCAATTTGCGCCTCAAGGTCAAACTCACCCTGTTGACGCCTAGCAACGTCAGACATACTAGCAACATTGAGAGCAGGGCTAAAAGCTGACAACAGCGCCGCCTGAGGTGCGTAGCTCTGCTGAAGGAATTGTCCTCCTAGTTGCGCCTGCTGCATCTGCTCTGCTTGCGCTTGTTGCATTGCTCCCAACATTGCTGAGTTTTGTGCTTCCGCTTGAGCTTTAGCCATTGCAAGCTGTTCTGGAGTTCCCCCGTATTGGTTCGTTTGAACACCTGAACGACCCTGTGCAAGCAAACGCTCTTCTAAAGCTGCTCTTTGACGCTGTTCCTCAGGAAGCATAGCGGCTCGCATACGCTCATAAATAGCTTGCTCTCTTTCCCCAGTGCCCTGCATAGCTTGGTCGTAAAAACCACCAGCACCTCCAAACAGCTTATTAGCCATTGCCTGCTGTTCGCGAGACAATGAATAAGTAGTTCCTGTAGGTCCAGCACTAATACCACCAATGCCAGAACTAACAGTAAAAGGCTGAAACGAGACATTTGGAGAAGTAATTTGAGGAAGCGGCGTTGTGAACAGATCATCAATTTGATCTGGGACCAGCCCCCCAATAAGATCGCTTAACCACCCCATAGCAGAGTACCTCTAATATTGTTTATATAAATGTTCATAACAGTCTACCTATAAGCGCTAATACGTTTATTTCTTGAAGAGACAAAGCCGCTCCGTTAATTTCTGACTCGACACCTATTGTAATTAAGCTGCCACCGCCTGTTGTGTTAATAGAAACCCTAGATGTAAACTCTCCACCAGTAAACTCTGCAACAGTAAACTCTGCTAGACCGCCTGTAATTGGATCTCCTGCGTCGTCTACTGGATTAGAAAAGTAGCTAGGAACCTGATTGCCTATTGTTACGTCAAAGTTTTTATAGGACGAATCAAAATCATAAGCCCACTTTACTACCGCTAACTGGTTGTTTCCTCCAACAAACGTAGGTCTTAATTTTTTAAGCATCTTTATTTTTGATGAGTCACCAAAAGTTAACTTAGGACTATAGTACTTAAAAATATAACTATATCCGTTGTCAGAGTATCCTGAGTATTCTCCTACACCGTACTGACTTCCTATTAAAAGAGTTCCGTCATTTTTAGCGTAATAAGACTTAAAAGGAGTAGAAGTCCATCTAGTAACCCTGTAAGTGTTATTTTCAAGTTTTCCTTTTAGATCAAAACAGTAAGTTGTAGAAGTATCTGGAAACGTAATTAAGTAAAAAGAGTTTTCAGCGCTGTATACAGACGCTGTAGGCACAGTACGATTATTAAGAACATTTATCAATTCTGTTTTTATATTTAAACTTAAATCAGACATTGGTAAAGATTTTTCTTGTATAACTCTGCCAAAGCTGCGTAGTCCCGACGGAGACATAAATAAAACATCTGTTCCAATGTGTTGTACTGAGTTTCTACAAATACACCCAACACCCGCTATTGTGTCTTGGAGCGTCATATTAGCGGGACTAAAGGCGTTTGCGTACACTAAAATGCTGTGTTTGCCTAACACAATCAAAGAGTTGTTGTGAGCAACCAGCGCTCTTACTTCATCTTTTCCGTCAGGCCACGCTTTAGAAACATCAATAGATCCGCTAGATCCTCCAGTGAAGTCTGTTCCAATGAGCAGATCAGACCAATAAATAACTTGGGCCGTAGCGTTGCTATCTACAATCCACAGTCTTCCGTAAGCTGCAAGTGCTTCGTGACAGTATAAGTTAGTGTTAGTAGTAGTCCCTGTGGCAGTACCAAAAGTCCTTAGGCCGTTTGTGGCATCGTACACAAGAGGCTCGTGTCCACGCTGGAAAAAGTAAGCCTTATTATTAAAGTTTACAATTTTCCAGTTATTTGCTGTAGGCGTATATCCAATAGGAGTTGTGGCGTCAACCAGAGTGGTTGTACCTGTCAGTATCTTATTGTTGCCTGTGCTAAATACTACTTCAGTTCCTACATCGTCGTAAAAGAAATGCACTTTATGTAGATAGTCATTTCCTAGTGCGGGTGCTACCCTTCCTAGTTCTGTTATATCTGTAGTATATACAGAAAGGCCTTTGCGGGCAGCAATACGACCACTCTTGTCAATTACGGCGTTGTCTGCAACTTCAGCAAAAGAAACGTCCTGACCAATAGGCGAATCTTCTGTGTTAACCCCTTTAAACGCAGGAGCAACTAGATTAATGCTTTGTAAGGGCTGGGCCATACTCTAAATTCCTTAAGGAGTGTGCCAAATAACTTCTTCTGGGTGCTTTTGTGCGTCCAGAGCAATAGCATCAGATAAGTACTTATCAGCTATAGCAAAGTACTCAGGCGCTGATGTTCCTCCTGTTTCTCCACGCTCACGCGCCAATAAAGCAACTGCCATGTGAATCACAGGCTGGCTAGGAATAATAAGCTGATCTGCGTCTTCAGAAAGCTCCTTGGGACGAATAGTGGCTCCCAAAGAGTCAGTTATTGTTCCTCTTTGTATTACGTTAAATCGTAAAACAACACCTGACGTATCTGGCTTTGGGTACAAGTCAATCTGAGTGTCTCCGTCAGAATTAACCCCGTTAAATGTGTAGTACCTAGGAGATCCAGTCTGAGGGGTTGACATCATATATTTCTGGTCGAACCAAATAGGAGTCTGGTACTGAAGCTCCCAATTATCCGTGTCGTTGTACGCGTGTAAAACCTTAAGTTCGTTACCTGCGCCTGTCATAGCGTAGTTAAAAACGTCAGCCGTTGTTTCAACAGTTAACGTGGCTCGTAACGCAGACCAATCCCAAGCATCTTCAACTGCTTTTTTTGCGTCGTTAACAAAAGCACCCACTAATTTGCTGTACTTATTAGCAGATACACTAGCAACCTCATCTTCTCTGAGGCGCTTAAGTACGTTATTTACTAAGTTTAAATATGTCATTATGATCTACCGCCTCTAGAACCAGTAAATATTCCAGCCAAGAAGTCTGTTATAGGAAACTCAGACTTACTTAAAAGTTGCGGGTCGGCTGATATTCCTAACGGGCTAATATCAAACAAACCGCCACCGCCGCCGCCAGAGCCGCCCCCGCCACCACCAGAGCTGTCTTCAGTATCATCAGTAGTTGCAGCCTCGCATTCTTCTGCTGTAGCGCAAGAACCCGTAGCTGCACAATATTCTTGACCCTCAGGACACGTAGTACACTCTTCAGGATAAGCGGCAGCGTACTCTTCACAGCTACAGTCATTACACTCTGGAGGAGCTTGAATACACTGGTCAAAGCCATCAGGATTTTCTATAAATCCGGGCTTACACTCTCCACAAGAACCATCGTCATTAGTTACCCTGTCTTGCTGGTCACATTCAAACGTGTTTTGTGAGCACTCTCCGTTTACTAATGATTGACCTTGTGGACATTGGTCACAGTCTGGGTAGTTTGTAGCACCGTTAGTACATTCTTCTGGTTGGCCTACGCACTGCCCATTTACTAATGATTGACCTTGTGGACATTGGTCACAGTTAGGATAGTTTTCAGCACCGTTAGTACATTCTTCTGGTGGCCTGTAATCTGAACAGTTGGCTCCATATACGCCATTTATAGTTTCTTTTGGGACTCCTTCAGGACACCAATCAGCAGAACACTGTCTGTCCCAAGTCTGCGTGTCAAAACTGTATCCTTCAGGCCTGCCTGCAGCGCAGTTATTAGGGTCGTTTGGATCAATCAGAGGGTTTTCACAGTTGCCTCCTTGGTGCTGGTCAGGGGTTGAGCCATCTGCACACTCTCTGCAAGTTCCGGGGTCTACTGCTCCGTTGTTACATGGTTGTTCTTCAGGAGGTCCGCAGTATCCGTCTGGTCCTACAACGTGGTTAAGGTTTACACAAGTTTCTTCACACTCTTCTGTTATTTCATTATATACTCTGCCCTGTTCGTCGCATAGTTGTTCTTCTGGAGTTAAAGGAGGCTCATACTCTTCGCAGTTAGTGCCTTCTGGATTATTTTTCGGAGTAGTACCGTCTTCACAGTAACCGTCAGGAGCGGGATCTTTACACTCTGGACTTGTAGAAGGAATATTTGAATCATGTTCGCAAGCATCAATACAGTCCGCTTCTGAAGTTGCTCCACCATCAGGACTAAATTTACCTATTGAAGCGCAGTCAAAAGTCTCTTCTGGCCCTAAACCAATAGTACCATCATCGTCAATATCTGCGTCAAATATTTTTTCTATTTCTTTTAATACGTCATCACCATAAGAACCGCCAATGATGATAGCTTTAACCCAATCTGGCAAGCCACCAGACTGAGTAGGATCTACAGCGCCCTCGCCAAAGATATCTTTAATTTGGTCAAAAACATCTTGAGCACACTCTACAGGATTTTCGGCGCAATCTTTTACATCCTTTATGGCATCGCTTATAGCTGTTCCTGTTTTATTATAAATATCTGTAGTAGCGTTGCCGATCCCGCCCGTAATAACATCAATGACGCTCTGTTCCTCTAGACAATCAGATGCGCTTTTATCTTGTACCCCGTCACCGTTAGGGTCCATGCAGTTCTTCAGAATGTCTTCAGCCGCGTCTTTCCAAGGGCCTGTGATTGTATCAAAAATATCTCCAATTGTAGGCAACTCAAAGATGCCGGGAAGCGGGAGCCAATCAGGAATAGGTAAATTGATTCCTTTTCCGATTACCTTGATGTGCCTGATGATTCCGTCCCAAAGACCACCATATCCGGGAAGGTCTTCAAAATCAACCGTACCGCCTAAAATACCATCGCCTAGTGCTGCGTCTTTTACTGCATCTCTAGCCCAATCATCAATAGTCGGAGCAGTCAAAAAAGCAGCTGCGCTTGGCGCATTTAAAATAAAAGAGTTTGAAGTAATCCCTGAGTTTTCGTACTTATCAAAAAACTCTTGTATCCGCTGTGCATCGCCTGTTTCAAAAATTGCGCCAATGCGGCTTAAAAACCCGCCGTACTGTATGTTTTCAAACTGGTTCTGTAAAGTATTTTCAACATAAGCATCAAAAGGATATCCACTCTCTTGTATATCACTAATAAAAGTGTCGTAATCAATAACACCGTCAGAAACTTCTTTTAGTTTTTGCGTGTAAAACTGAAGCATCTTGGCTTGTGCTAAATCTTGGGCGTCATCATCTTCATAGAATTCCGAACTAAGCGCGTCCTGAAGATACCGCCAAAAACTATAGCTGGGGGTAATAGTGATTGAACAGCCATCAACCAGACAGGTAATACCTACTCCAAAATCATTTGCTGGCATCTATTTCTTCCCCTTCAATGCAAGTAACTTATCAGCGCCACGAATACCAAAGGACGCACTGACAGCCATAAACAGCAAGTACTGATACCAGTCAGGCAAGCGTCCTAACTCTGTAAACGCAAAGCCAATGCGCTCGATAATCTCAAGATCATTCATGCCTATGCCCCACATAAGAGCCACTACGGGCGCACTTAGCAACAAAGTAAACCACTCGTCCTTCCACGAAGTAGCACTAGCTTGCGCCATAAGCTGCTCCCAAGATGCAGTGTTCTTAATAACTTCCATCTTGGCTGTATGCACAGCAGCTTTTTCTTCAGCCTTGTTCTTAAGAACCTGACCAAGAAGGCTAGTAATTGGCGATATAAGTGCCTGCCACATATTAACCAGCACTCACCTTAAGAGTTCCGTTTTGGTTCCATAGTTGACCGGCGTTAAAAGGATCCGATGTAGGAAGATTACTCATCACAATTACATCTCCTTTTATTTCAACGTCTCCTGTATGTTCTACAACAATTCCTTTACTTGTTTCGTTCTGAATGTACACCTTGCCTGCTGTTGAAGGTCCATCAGGATCTAGAGGATCAACTGCAAAAGAAGCAGCCGTTCCTGTATATATTCTAATTGTGCCGCTTGTTGCTTGCGACGCGTTGTTTGAAACGGCGGTTCCGGTATTGATAGTAACAGCGCCTGATGTAGCCGTTCCAGAGTTATTGGTAGCACCGTTAGAAGCAAAATTTACAGAATCTGTAAGAGAATTAGTTTGCGTTAAATCGTCATCGCCTTTAAATTCAGAAGCGTAAAAACCAGTTGTTGCTCTTGCGCGTCCAGTGACTGACAGTCCAGCATAGGCTACAGCAGAACCGCCAATTCCAACGAGATTACTAGAGCTTATATCTATAGCTGTTCCTGACGTAGAAGCAGAAGTAATCCCCGGAACACCGGAAGCTGCTATTCCGCTGTCTACGTATGCTTTAATAGACTCAGAAGTAGCTAGTGTTGTTGCTGAAGCAGTAGCAAAAGTATCGTCGTCTAATACAGCAGTTCCACTAACACCTGTTTCTAAAATAGCGCTAGTTAGCGTTACAGTCCCTGTTGCTGTTAAGTCAGTAAAAGATCCAGTAGAGGGCGTAGTAGCACCAACTGTTGTTTCGTCAATAGTGCCGCCGTTAATAGCAGTGGTTGTTAAAACAGAACTGTCTAAAGTAATAATTCCTGTAGAATCTGCAATAGTAGCAGACGCAGTTCCATCCTTTGCTTTTATGTTAGTAACTTCAATATTAGTCGTATCAACGGTAGTCGCGTTTGCGGTTGTAAAAGTACCTTCTGCTGCCGTGGTTCCTCCGATTACGGAGTCATCAATAGCTCCTCCGTTAATGTCAACAGTAGTCGCTGTCAGAGTAGTAAACGTTCCAGCTAGAGGTATAGTGCTTCCTATGACAGTATTGTCAATAACACCACCGTTGAGGTCTACAGACGCAATTGTTGTAGTACCCGTGTGGTTTCCGTTGTTTAAATTTGCTTTAGAGTTAACTGCAGTAGCGATTCTGTCAAACTCTACTTCAAATTCAGCTCCACGGATGACTTTTCCAGCATCACCCGCAGGAAGTGTATCTTTATCCGCAAAATCAGTTAACTTAATATAATCAGTCATCTGTATTATCCTACCTTATTAAATATCCGACAATAGAAGCCGCTGTAGCAACAATTAACCAAAACAGCCTTTCGCCTGCTTTTACTGATTGAGAATTAGAAAGTACATCATTGGTTAATTCTCGTATGTCGTCTTCTTGATCGTCTAGTCGCTTCTCGTGTCTATCCATTCGTTTGAACACAGATAGCATCTGTTCTTCAACACGAGCAATTTGAGATACCGCTTCAGCCAATTTATCTAGCTTCTGCTCAATGCGATCCAGTCTGTGTTCGTCTACCATCACGATTTACAACCTTATTCTGCTGGGGAGTCTTCTTGCGCTAATGCAGCGTCACGCTCTTTTGCTAGATGGATGTACAGGCTATAGAGTGCGGCATAGACGCCCTCGTATGTCATTTTAGCGCCTTGAACAAGCACCTCGCCTGTCTCTGGGTTTAGCAGAGGAAATTCGGTTCCGGCGTTTTCGATTGAGAATGGAGAACCAACGCGACCCGCTGGCTTGCGAATGACATCGCCATCGCCCAGATTAATCACCTTCTCCTCGTCGAAATAGATGTTCTTGTTTCCTTCGCCGTTGGTAATAGTGACGCCACTCGCGCGAACGTATGAACTTCCAGCGACAGTTGTTTCCTTGTAGTTTGCCATTTAGTTGGCCTCCAGTTGTTCGATGCGCGCGGTTAGCGACGCAATAGTAGCCTGCTGTTCTTGTATTGCCTTGGTAAGTAGCGACACCATGTTGCCGTAGTGTACGGCGTCGGGTTGTCCTGCGTCGTTGTATTCTACAAACTCCACAAGCCCTGCGTCGTGTACTTCTTCAGCAATAAAGCCTGCGTATGTATTGCTTGGGTATTCATTCTTCTGCTCAAAGGTGACGGCTCGCAGATTCATCACATCCGCAACGCCATAAGTCATGTCTTGGATGTTTCTCT